TTTCTCAACGAGTGGAGTAGCCTATATGAATCACGATCTGGAGAACGAGGCGTCTTTAGTAGAGTCGCAAGTCAAAAACAAGCTGCAAGAAATGAACGAAGAGATGCTACCTATGATTTCGGAACTAATCCGTGTAGCGAAATCATCCTCAGACCCTACCAGTTCTGTAATCTTTCAGAGGTTGTTGTTAGGCCACAGGATACACTCGCAAGTCTCAAACGAAAAGTTCGGGTTGCGACTATCCTTGGGACTCTTCAGGCTACCCTCACAAACTTCAGATACCTCAGAAATATTTGGAGAGTAAACACGGAAGAAGAGGCACTGCTGGGAGTATCCTTGACAGGCATCATGGATCACCCGTTGCTGTCTGGGAGAGGAGACAATGCTAAACTTAAGAAGTGGCTTACGGAGATGCGTCAGGAAGCTATCGACACTAACAAGCTCTGGGCTGAGAAGCTGGGAATCAACGCTTCTACCGCTATTACTGCGCTCAAGCCTAGCGGTACTGTTAGTCAGTTGGTCGATAGCGCTAGTGGTATCCATCCTCGTTATAGTGCACAATACATACGCAGAGTACGCGCAGATGCTCGTGACCCACTTTGCAGCGTCCTAGAGGCCGCAGGAGTGCCTGTAGAGGACGATCTCATGTCACCCAGTACTAGGGTATTCTCCTTCCCTATCGCGTCTCCTGAGGGCGCTGTGACAGCCTCAGAGATGGGTGCTATGGAGCAACTAGAGCTATGGGAGATCTATCAGGACTACTGGTGTGAACACAAGCCGTCCATGACTTGCTACTACCGTGACGAGGAGTTTCTGGAGGTGGGACAGTGGTTGTACAACAAGTTTGATAAGGTCAGTGGTATCTCTTTCCTACCCTACTCAGACCACACGTACCAACAGGCTCCTTACGAACCTGTGGACAAGAAGACGTACAACCAGTTAGCTAAGGACTTCCCAAAGGACATCTCTTGGGACATAGAGGAGGCCAGCGACATGACCGAAGGATCACAACAACTGGCCTGTACAGGGAACAACTGTGAACTTTAGGGTGCTGGCATTAGTTATTCTTATGTTACCAGCGTGTACTGTGGTCACTACTTCTGACCCACAATGGGAGTGGCCTCAAGACATAAAGAATATGGAGTAGCCCTCTGACTTACCTACGTCCTCTGGCTTGTCTTTCGGGTCATGGGGCGTAGGTATTCCCTGCGCTTGCATCTTCTTGATGCGGTCTTTTGACTTCTGACACATACTGTGGTAGTCAATGGATGTGTACTCTACTGTGTGGTCTTTGTCTTTCATTAATTTATCCCCGCCTTCTTAAGTTCTTCACTACGTTCTTTAGCCTTCTGCTTTGCCTCGTACTCTAGCTTACGTTCAGCACCGCCGAAGAGCCAGTAGTACGCTTGCTTACCAATGATAGGAATGTTCTTGACTGCTGTTGCTACAGCCTTGTCAGCCTTTTCATCTTCCTCAGTCAAAGCCATTACACCTTTAACTGATTTATCCAGTAATTCAGCAGCAGGGACAGTAATAACCTGAGAAAGACCGAACGTACCGATGTTCCCTTGCTCAAGGTATCTTTCCCTAGAGTACTTACTGAACATCATAATTGTCATAAGACTTTCGTATATATCATCTGGAAAACTCTCAGGATCTAGTTCACCTTTAGTGAGTATGTCTTTTGTTTGCTGAACTGTAGCGCCAGAGAGTCCCATTGCAGTAGCATACCTCAACATATTAGTTGTACCTTCTGCTTTCTCCTTTGCACTTCCGTGGCGCATCTTCTCAACCATGTCTCTACGAATCAGATCAAACTGCTTCAAAGTAAATGTCTTGAGAGCATAAAAGATTCTGCCATCAGGCGTATCAAGATATTTCTTAGGCATCTCTGACAGAGAGATAGGCTGTACATCAGATAACTCGTTCCACAACATTAGCTTCACGTTGTCCGTCATTCTATCATTAGCTAAGTCATCAATCAATGCAGACACATCGTCACCGTGCGTGTCTCTGAATCTCTTGGCAGCAGCCTCTGGATTTTTCTTGGCAATCTTAGACCACTTCTGTAGTGAAGAGTTCATCAAGGTTTCTTTACCCAGCTTATCAATCTGGTTAAACCCTGACCACTTAAATACAAACTCAAGGGCGTTACCTGTTCCGTTAATGCTAGACATTTCAGCAGCGACTTTATTAATTAAGCCCATGTCTTCTACAGTTACAGTCTTTTTACCAACCAAACTTTTTATTGTGTTGACCATCCCGTTAAGGTAAATAGAAGAACCAACGTCACCAAGCTGAGTCAACGCAGATTCAAACTGACCAAGCAAAGAGGCGTACTGAAAGTTCTTCAATCCTGATATAAACTTACTAGACGCCTGTTCCCCTAGTTCAAAGCGAGCCTTGAGCATTGCGTTGAGCGTATCAAGTTGATCTGTGTCCATACCACGCTTGGCTGCATCCGCAATGTAGTTGGCAATACTTGCTTCTGTATCTACAAGAGTAGTACCCTCTTTGTTTACTGCGTGGTTGCCAAAGAACTTACGCTTCTCAGCCTCACGCACTGCTCGTGTTACGTACATTTGCAGAGACTCAGGTGCGCTGTAGTAGTACTGGTCAATTACATCGTCCAGTTCTTCGATTTTTCTTTCTTTGGCAATAGAAGGTTTACCGCCGACACCACGGCGTCTTTGGAGGTACTGAGAAATAACCTGACTAATCTCAGGATCATCTAACTCTCTCCAACTGTCCACCTTCTTAGACTTGGCGTACTTCTCAAGTATCTGTTCTACCTCAGACTTGCGTGTTGTACCTAAGGCTCGCAGTAAACCGTCGTAGTCTTTTACCATCCGTGGAAAGTAGTTCTCTCTGTATTCGATTTTAACACCTGAGTCCTTAAGACCTTTGTACAAATCATTCAGAGTATTACGTACATCCTCTATCTCAGGTAGTAAATCACGCATCTCTTTAGATGTGCTATCAGCAGCAATAGCTTTAGCTTCGTCTATCTTGCCGTTAAACAACGCTCGTTGAAAACTCTTGAACTCTAGCGGATTACTTTTGTTTGCTCTAGCAGCGCCAGTGATAAACTTACCCAGCTTGTTCATAGTCTCTGAGGAGTTTACGTGTAGATCCTTCTCGTATTTACGCAAGCGAGCAAATGTCTGCTTATCAATGTTTTTAATTACAGTGCTTATAGGAGCAGCCACAGCATCGTAAGCCTTACCAATCATGGTTGTAGACGCCAGAGGATTCTCTCGTGCAGCCACAATCTTAACGGCGGCTTCAGCATTAGGAATCACGGGCTGTCTGCTGGCGTGTACCAGAACATCATCAAGATCATCTGTGCTTAAACCTAAGGTTTCATTGGCTTTGGCTACGATAGCTTTCTCGTCCAGCCCTTCGACTACACCCTTGGCGTACTCTTGCTCTAGCTTGTCAACCAACTTATCAGCTTTCTTCTGTGACCGTGGCGTAGCTTGCTTACCCATGAGGCGAGCAGCAGTAACCCTAGTTCTGTTCTCAGCTTCCTTGACAGCCTCAACACCCTTGCGGGTTACATTAGCAGCGCCCTTGACAACAGCCTCTGTAACTGCAGGAGCCACAGCACCTATGCCTGTCATCATACCAAACTCTACAGGGTCAAACTCACCTTCAACCAACTGTTTAGCAGCGGCAGTCTCAGCACCAATAGCAGCGCCTGTAGCAGCTTGTGCTACCTTTGTTTTACCAAATGGTACTACTGTAGTTGGAGTAGCTAATGCACCCGTGAGTGTACCTAGGATTGAAGCACTAGCGCTTTTACCAGCGTCCTCTTGATACAAGATAGTATCAATGTTATCTAGCTTACCCAAAAACTCCCTGCGGTTTGCTAGGTATTCTTTGCGCTGCTCGTAGTCCATGTTCTCAAAGTCAGCACCATAGAGTTCTGCTGGAGAACGATACACAGGTAAGCCGCCTTCAAAGTCTATGTTTCCCATAGGCATAGCAGCTTCTAGGGACAAGCCCCAATCTTGAACATCAGTGTACGTAGTATCGTAAGCTAACTTAAACTCGTTCCACCAGCCAATGTCCTCTTCAGGTTCTTCTGGTGCGGGTTTTTGAGTAGATACTTCTGTGGGCTGGCCTTCTAAAAATTTAGAATTGAACTCCTCTTTGTCAACATCTGAATAGTATTTTGAATGCAAAGCATCAGCTAACTCTTGATCTGATAGATCAGAGTACTCAGGATTGTTCTGTCTAAATTCAACAATGTTCATTTAGCTACCTAATTCCAAGTGGATCTTCTTTAGCTTCTGTTAGTTCGGTGGTTGTTCCACCTGTAAAAGGTACTTCTAGACCTAAAATCTTAATCCCCTCTTCAGTTTTTTGCTCAATCAAACTTAGTGCGTGTGCTTTAGCGCCAGCTAGTGCTTCTTCGTTAGTTTTCTTTTTAGTTATTAACTCGTTGTACTTAGACGCAAAAGCAACTTTGGCTTTCTCTTGATCTGTAGCATCTAAGTCAGAAAACTTTGGCTCTTCCGCAAGCTGAATACCAGCAAGACGTAAGTCTTCTCCACGTATCCTAGCCTCACCTTTAAGCTCAACAACTTCTGCAGGAAGATCAATGATGCTGTTGGGATTCTGTGGATCACGGTAAGCCTTGCGCTCATCCCCGTCTACAGTAATATCACCACCCCAGACTACAGTACCGTCCTCAAGCACGTATTGCTTCATGTTAGACGTAGAAATCTTTGGGCCTCTTTTACCTTCAACAACTAGCTTCTTAGCGCCTTCATCAGTAATTACGCCTAACTCAAGTAACTCAGCAGCTTCTTTAGCTTCTTCTCTGTCCATTGACTTGAGGTTCTTAACAAGTTCTGTTGTTTGTCTTTCGTTGATAGCTTCCGTAGCCATCTTAGAAATCAAACCAGTAGGAACATCTTTTAGTTTACCTTCTGCAACCGCTTGACCAAACGTAGTGTCGGACAAACCAGCCGTAGTAACAAAGGCTTCCAAAGCTGCTTGGCCCTGCTCTGCTGCTGCTTTTGCTTGTCTAGCGTTAGCCAGAACGGAACCAATCTGTGCATCTGTATACAGCCCACGTTCTATGTCATTAGCAATATCTTCCAAGCCTTCTGCCTTAAGCTGCTCAACAGCGTACTCTTTGTTGGCTTTAGATTTAACTATCTGCTGAGTATCCATAGTACCCTTAAGGGCGGCTGATGGATCTTTATACTGACCAGCGATTAAACCGCGTACACCAATAGAAGCCTCCTCAGGAGAAAGACCTGCCTGTGTAGCTAGTTGATTGTAAGCAGTCAGGTTTTGACCAGCAACCATGTTTGTATTAGCTTGTTCAGCACCTTGCCTAAAAAGTTTTGCAAGTGGATCATTACCTGCTGCTTCAGCTTCTTGTGCTTTCTTAGTCAACATTCCGGGGTTGATGTTTCCTGCTGTTGAATACTGATTAATAATTTTACGGGCTTCTTCTAGTTCTTGTGATTGCCTACGGCGAGCGAGCATACCGCCTATCCCAGTACCAATCTCACGTATAGGAGCGCCTATTTGTTGCCCGATAGTTTGACCAGCTTGGGCTAACATTCCACCTACATTATAAGCCATTGTTTTATCCCCTATTGAAGATTTTAGAGTAATTAACCATTAAGCACCAAACACTTTGTCCCACCACCACGGAGTTCCTGTTTTATCTCCTGCAGTCAACAGACCACCCAAGCCACCTAGTAAGTTACCGTAGATGCCTCCGTATAGTCCTGCGAGTCCTGTTTGTTGACCTAGCATACCTTGTATATTTGCCATCTGTGCCTCTACACTCAGTTCCCCTGCCTGTCTACGTGCAACATCTTCAAGACCAGCTACATTTAGTGCGGGGCTAAAGGCTGACAAGAGTGCTGCCTGAGGCGCGTAACTCTGTTGCAAGAACTGTCCACCCAAGGACGCTTGTTGTGCCTGTTCTGCCTGTGCCTGTTGCATAGCGGTTAACATAGCTGTATTCTGAGACTCAGCTATAGCTTTTTCAAACGCAAGTTGCTCTGGTGTTCCACCGTACTGTGCCGTTTGTACACCAGATCTTCCTTGAGCTAACATACGTTCTTCTAAAGCCAATCTCTGACGTTGTTGTTCAGGAGACTGTGCTGCCAGCATACGGTTAAAAATGTCAGTCTCACGTTGAGCCGTTGGTACTGCCGCTTGAGTAAAGAACTGACCAGCGCCACCAAACAACTGTTGTTGCATTGCCTGTTGTTCTGGAGACAGAGTATAAGTTGTTCCACCCGGCCCTGCTGTTATACCGCCTGTTGGCCCTGATACCGTAAAAGGTTTAAACGAGATATCAGGAGGAGTTATTTGAGGAAGAGGGGTCTTAAAAACATCCTCAATAGCACCCGGCACTAGACCCTCTATAAGATCACTTAACCAGCCCATTAGTAAGTACCTCCATTAATAGTAACAGTATCACTATTGTCTAATATCATAGTCACATTACCTGTTACAGTTAAAGCAGGAACCGTTACTGTCCCTGTAAACGTAGGTGAAGCAGTGTCTGACTTAGTTGCAATTGCAGTTGCAATGTCGTCAAACTCTGTGTTAAATTCAGTGCCTTGAATAATTTTGCCGGGATCTCCAGAAGGCAAACTATCCTTAGCAGCAAAGTTAGTTGTCTTTGTATAGTTGCTCATATTGTTTTACCTATAAGTGCTAATACGTTGATTTCTTGGAGAGATAAAGCAAAACCGTTTATTTCTGACTCAAGACCAATAGTAATAATACTCCCGCCACCTGTAGTATTAACAGGAGGTCTAGTTGTTGTAGATCCTCCAGTAAACTCAGCAACAGTGTACTCTGAAGCTGCTTCGTTAAAGTAATACGGAACCTGATTACCTACCGTAAACTCCTGTGTGCTGTAAGATGTACCAAAGTCGTACGCCCACTTAACAAACACTGTAGCGCTATTAGCGCCTACCAGCGTAGGACGTAGCTTCTTGAGAAACTTAAGTTTGGACGGATCACCAAACGTCAACCCCGGACTGTAGTACCTAAAGCGGTAACTAGATGGAGTAATAGTTCCTGCATCGTTGTACTCATCTGTGTACCCTGCGTACTCACCTATGCCGTCATTAGTCCCTACTAAAAGCGTACCGTCGTTCTTTCTCTCGTAAGACTTGAACGGAGCAGAAGTCCACCGTGTGACTCTGTACGCTCCGTTCTCTAGTGTACCTTTGAGATCAAAGCAGTACGTAGTTGATGTCTCTGGGAACGTGATGAGATAGAAAGAGTTCTCAGGGCTGTACACAGATGCCGTAGGAGCAGTACGTGAAGATAACAAGCTAATAAGCTCAGTCTTTATGTTTACACTCAAGTCAGACAGAGGTAGTGACTTTTCTTGTATAGTTCTACCAAAGCTCCTCAGACCGTTCTGAGACATAAACAACACATCAGTACCGATGTGCTGTACAGAGTTTCTACAGATGCACCCAACGCCAGCTACAGTGTCAGCCAGAGCCATGTTAGCTGGACTAAAGGCATTACCGTACACGAGGATGCTGTGCTTGCCTAAAATAAGCAAGGCGTTGTTGTGGGCTACCAAAGCCCTTACCTCATCGTAACCGTCAGGCCACGCCTTAGATACATCTATAGAACCACTGGAACCACCAGTGAAGTCTGTGCCTATCAACAGATCAGACCAGTAGATTGTCTGTGTGTCTGCTGCGTTATCTACGATCCACAGTCTTCCGTAAGCTGCCAGAGCTTCGTGACAGTAGAAATTAGTGTTGGTCGCAGTGCCTGTAGCAGTTCCAAACGTCCTGAGTCCCGTAGCGTTATCGTACACCAGAGGCTCGTGTCCACGCTGGAAGAAGTAAGCCTTGTCGTTAAAGTTGACTATCTTCCAGTTGTCTGCTGTAATCGTGTACGAACCCGGAGTAATGTCCGTTAGTGTGTCATCAGGATTAGTGGTCTGTGTAGTCTTAAATATCTTGTTGTTGCCTGTGACGAATACTTCTTCGTTACCTGCATCATCGTAAAAGTGATGAATCTTGGTAGCGTAATCAGACCCAAGAGGTGTGTTTACAGCAGTCAACAAGTCTACACCCTTACGTGCAGCAATGCGCCCACGCTTGTCAATTACAGCGTTGTCAGCAACGTCAGCAAAAGAGAAGTCCTGTCCAATCGGAGAGTCTTCTGTGTTGACTCCCTTAAAACCCGGAGCAACTAGATTAATGCTTTGGAGAGGCTGTGCCATACTCTAGGCTCCTACGGAGTGTACCAGATGGTTTCTTCAGGGTGCTTCTGTGCGTCCAGAGCAATAGCATCAGACAAGTACTTATCAGCAATACCAAAGTACTCAGGTGCTGATGTACCGCCTGTCTCGCCACGCTCACGAGCTAACAGAGCTACCGCCATGTGAATCACAGGTTGACTAGGTATAACTAACTGGTCATCATCAGCGCTCAATTCAGCGTTCCTAAGGACGCAGTTAAATCTTAGGCTGTACACACCGTCAGGCTTAGGATAAATGTCTACCTGAGTATCGCCACTAGAGTTTACACCGTTGTACGTGTAGTACTCTGGTGCACCACTAGGCGGTGTTTGATTCAAGTACTTATCGTTAAACCAGTGTTGAGTCTGGTACTGCATAAAGATGTTTGAGGTATCGTTGATTACATCTAGTACCTTAATCTTGTTCTGTGATCCAGTGAGTACGTAGTTAAAGATACCAGAAGACGTAGTTACGGTCAGGGTAGTCCTGAGTCCAGACCAATCCCAAGCGTCTTCTACAATCTTCTTAGCGTCGTTTACAAAGTCACCCGCCAGCTTACTGTACGTTGTAGACTGTACGCTAGATACTTCGTCTTCACGTAAGCGTCTGAGGACGTTGTTTACTAAATTTAAATATGTCATGCTCTACCGCCTCCAGAGCCAGTAAATAAGCCAGCTAAGAAATCTGTAATTGGAAACTCTGTTCTTGAGAGTAACTGAGGATCTCCTGAAATTGTAATAGGCTTAATGTCAAACATTCCACCGCCGCCTCCACCGAAGCCTCCCCCGCCTGTTGTTCCTCCACCATCTCCGTCTCCAACACAGGCTCCGTTTTCGTCCATTGATTGACCTTCAGGACACGTAGTACACGCTGGGTAGTCTGTAGCTCCGTTGGCGCAGGTTTCTGTAGTAGTAACACAGTTACCTTCTGTGTCCATTGATTTACCTGCAGGACACGTAGTACACGCTGGGTAGTCTGTGGCTCCGTTAGTGCACTCTTCTAAATCTCTTACACACAAGTCTTGATTTGTGTCAAATGTGTATCCTTCTTTACATTCTCCACAAGTTCCGTCGCTGTTTGTAACTCTGTTTTGTTCATCACAAGGAGCAGCGGTTGGGACAACACATTTACCGTTATATAAAATTTTTCCTTTAGGACACTGATTACAGTCAGGATAATTTACAGCATCGTTATCGCAAGTTTCTGGAGGAGTTGCACCACACAACGGATCTGACGCGCCTATGTCTGTATTGTCAGAACAAGGATTGTCACAGTTTGTCCCATCAAACTTCTTCTGCCCTTCAGGACATCCATTAGTTGTACCACAGAGTTCGTTATCTGGCCCGTAGCCTTCTGCACCATCAGAACACAGTTGTTGTATAGAAGTACAAACTTCGTATCCTGCTGGCTGGTCAAAACCTGAGTTACAGTTTTCTCCACAAGATCCGTCATTATTTTTTTGTCTGTTTTCGTCAGAACACGGCTCTGCTACAGTGTCTTCTACTGTGCAGTTCCCTTCTGCGTCTTTTTTCCAACCCTTTTTACAAGTATCTCTGCAAGCACCAGTAGTGGAATATACTTCTCTGTTTGGATCAGCACACGCGGTGTTACACACGCAGTCTCCGCTAGAGTCTATAATTCCAGAGGACGTATTAAAACCCAATCCAGTGTCACAGTTATCACTAGAAGTGTACCCGTACTTACTACGATTACAGTTTTGACCTACACGCTTACAGTCACCGTTTTTATCGACAACGCCTACGGTATCATCATATAGTGTACAGGCATCACCGGGGTTTGTCCCGGTTTCTTTTAGAGGCTTGCTACAGTCGCTGTCTACGTGTGCGTCTGGGTGTTCTCCGTTTTCACACTGGTCACAGCTATCAGGGTTTACTGCGTTGTTGTCACAGGTTTTTCCGGGTGGAGAACCGTAACAATCTGGATCTTCTTCTATTGGTACTCCTGATTCACAGTGAGTTGCTCGACACTTCTGATCCCAAAGAGCTTGTTGGTTTTCAAGTTCAAACGTAAATTCACCTGTAGGCCTAGGCTTAGTACAATCAACTTGTGTTGTAGGTGGAGCCACACATTCTCCACTTTGCCCTGTATCAGTCCACCCTTCTTGTTCACAGGATCCGCAAGAACTAGGAGTCTGTGTAGAGTCATCAGCAGGTACGTGAGTTTTGCCTAGTGCGGTACAGTCCTGCTCAGTAGGGCCAGAGTTTATCCAATCTGCTACACAATCACAATTTTCATCGTAAGTACCACTTGCTCCTGTTTCATCATTACAGGGGCCATCTACTTCACAGTCAGGAGGAGGGTCTTCACACTGCCCAGTAGTTTCGTTTAGTACTTGATTTCCTTCGCATTTAATAGGACTAGCGACACACTCCCCAGTTTCGTTAACCTGAAAATCTGGCAAACACCCACCACATGCGCTATTAGTTCCTGCTCCCGTGCTTGGTATATGTTCCCTATTTTCTGCGGCACAATCTTCGGCAGTTACGCCTGTGTCTGTCCAGTCTGTACACTGCCCATCAACTTCTACAAAACTAGGCAAACAAGCGCCGCAGTCCTCTTCTTTTTCTACTACCCCACCGTTTCTATTTATGGTTGAACAATCAAACTGCTCTTGTGTAATACCAATAGTACCATCACCGTCGATGTCGCTACCAAATATCTTTTCTAGCTCTTTGAGTACTTCGTCTCCGTACTGAGAACCGATGATGATAACTCTCATCCAATCAGGAAGCCCCGGTTGAGTCGGGTCAGCAGATCCAAAGATTCCTTCAATAGTGTCTTTAACTTTAGTGGCGCAAGCCGCTGGATCAGTAACACAGTCTAGAGTTTCTAGGGCTTTGTCTACTATTCCTTTTACTGCTTCTGTTGTAGCGTCAACAATTTCACCAGTACCGTCAAGTATTCCTTGAGTAATGATGCCAGCAATATCTCTATTTTCTATGCAGTAAGACGCGGTGTTGGCAACTCCATCACCATCATCGTCCTTGGACATACAGTCCCGCATCTGCTCCCTAGCAGCGTCGTTAAACGGCCCACTAATTTTGTCCCAAATTTCTCCGATAGTTGGTAGACGCATGATACCCGGAAGAGGCAACCACTCAGGTAATCCCGGAATCTCAAGACCCTTAAAGATTACCTGTACGTGTCTACCAAAGTCTTCCCAAATATCTTTGATGTTTTTAGGATCAACACAGTTTGTAGTGACTGTGGTAGTACACATTTGGACAGTAACGCCCCAGTCGTTGTCACCAATAAGAACCCTGTCTAGGACGTTCTGTGGATTCATCAGGCTAAACGAGTTAATACCGCCAAAGCTGTCTAATTCACTTAGTATGATAGAATTATCAGCTATTCCTACGTTTTCGTAGCGGTCAAAAAGACCTTGTATTGCAGAAGCAGGATTTTCAGAAGCTAAAATTT